GCGGCTGCTTCGCTTTGCCCTAATCCTTGTAAGCTACTGGCTAAACTTTGACCGGCTCCTAGTCTTGATCCTGCAAATCCACCCAAGCCTTGAGCGGCTGCTCTTTCTGCTTGTCTTTGTCGTGCGAACTCACCAAGACCTGTCTGTTGTGCTTCTGAAAAACCTCTAGATCTAATATTACCTAGAGCTTCCGCTAATCCTCTACCCAAGGCTTCTCTTCTTTCTTCTGCGCCAAGTCTTGCTCTAGATCCAAAGGCTGATTCACCACCAGCAGATATGGCTTGCGCTCTGGCCGCTATATCTTGTTTTTCTCCAGCCTCCATTATGTCGTCTATGGTTTGCTGAACAACTCTATCCTCGTAAGGGTTATAGAATTGTTGCGTCATACTTGGATCGTAAGCACCTAATGTGCCTCTTAATAAATCTTCTGATTCACCTATACGGTTTCCAAACTCGTCTACTGCACCTGTCGCTACACCCCTAGCTTGTTGGATGCCAGATAAAGCATCACCTAAACCTAAACCGTATTGCTCTTCGGCTCTTGTAAAGTATGGATCTTGTAATTGTTCTGCTCTTCTAGATTGTGCTATAGCTTCATCTATCAAGCCTTGTTGTCTATCAAAAAACGGTTGAAATGAACCAAGACCTGCTTCAGCTCTTTCTCTTGCTAAAGTTTCTAATCTGTCTAAACCAGCAGTTTGTTGTAAAGGCACATCAGTACCGATAAGGTTTGCACCTGCTTGCTGTAATTGATTAAAAAATCCAGGAGTGCCTTCGGTACCAAAATATAAAGCCCGTATTAACGGGTCTGTAAGAACTTCGGAGGTTGCTTGTCCCTGAAGTACAGGATCTATTGTTTCAGCCATTATGCCATACTCCCAGATTTGTTATATTTCTCAAAGGTTTCCATCAGATTAGTCATAACGTCTACACCTTTTTCTCTATTAGGTTTACTAGCAGCTATCAACTCAATACCTTTTTTTGTTTTGTTGAACTTAAATCCACCCGCTCCATTATTAGCTGCGGCTGTCATTACAAACTCACCATCACTAAGCATAGCTGGTATGTCATCAGATGTACCTGTTCCTGGACCAACTGACTCACCACCTTGACGCATATCAAGTTCTTTTACGGCCATACCGCCTTCGTTGAAGTATTGTCTGCCAAATCCTATTGGCCCACCAAAAGCCTTCTTAGGTCGTATCCCTAAGTCAAATCCTGCGAATACAGGTGCTGGGTTAAGATCTGGTCTTTTTGATTGTCTTATGTCAGTTAAACCACCTTCAGTCTTCTTAGCTGCATCTTTAACTACTTTACCGTATAGCAAGGCAAGACCAGCCATTTTAGGATCTATACCGCCAAAACCTCCAGCTCCGGCACCAGAGCCTCCACCAAGAAGGTTGTAAATGCCACCACCTCCAGGATCCAATCCTAGCTGATCGTCCATAAACTCTTGTACTAGATTTTGTTGACCAGGAGTACCACTTATCATTCTACTTAAAAAAGATTGGCTAGATGTGGTGCCTGGTATGTTTAATTTTGTTCCAACTTGTAAAGATGTTGGATTGTCAAAAACGCTTGAAAGTTCTGGATTAGCTGCTCTTAATTCCTCTAAACTCATATTATTTTTTGCAGCTATTTCAGAAAGAGTATCACCTGACTGTACCGTAGCGGTAGTTGGTGTGGCTTGTCGCATGAATGGATTAAATCCTGCTCCACCTGAACCTACAAGTTGTCCTGTTGTGACATCAAATTTTTGACCAGTACCACCCAGCAATCCACCATATCCTTGTTGTTGGTCGCTAGCTATACCTTGTAAAACGTTACTACCGTAAGCTAATGGTGAAAATTCTGTAACTATATTGCCAGCAGCGTCTTTAACTATATTGCCTGCGGCATCACGTTTGGCGACCTGACCAATATTTTTAAGAGAATCTACAAACCCTACATCTTTGAAACTACCAGATTTAATTGCTTCTATTGCGCCCTCTTTTCCAAATAAACTTTGTCTACCGCCAGCGGCTAATGTCATGATGTCACCAAGACCGCCCTCCCCTTTGGCTAGTTTGAGAGCTGCGGCACCCTTTTGGTATACAGCGGCAAACGGTTGCCAAGGACCAGGTATTACAGCCGCAATAGGTGCAACCTTTTTAACTACTTTCTTAACGCTTTTTGCTATCTTCTTTAAAAAACCAAACTCTGCTTGTCCTGTAATAGGGTTGATAGACATACCCTCACCAACAACATATTCGTTAGGATCTAAACCTACAGCGGCCATCTCCTTTCTAATTATTGATCTTGTTTTGTCAGATATGACTGGTGGGACCACCATTTCGCCTGGTGCAACATGAGCCATAAAGCGGTCTTCGTTACGCCCCAGGGCCGCTAAACCTGTTCCTGAGTTATCTACTATAGCCATTTTTAAATTCTACCCTATTCTTCCATACATTTTAACCAAAATACAAGTAAGTACCTATTTCCTGATTTTACTGATAAGCCCCTATGCATATGAGTAAAGCTCGGAAATATTAGAGCGTGGCCTGTAGGTAATGGTTCTACAACTCCACGATTTAAAAACTCAGTTCCTCCCCCTTCATAATCACCCGTATTTAGGGGGACAACCATACTAATGTCGGCACTTGCATCATGATGCCAAGCACCCTGTTTTTTATCCTTTAAATTATAATTAGCTATTTGAATTCCGCCACCATTTACGTGCCTATTCCAAATACTTAAAAATATCGGATTACCTATAGTATATATTGTTTGGAACAAAGAGTTATATATTTTTGGACAATTATCTTGAAAGGTTATTTCGGGTATTTGTCTCAATACATCTTCCTCTGGATTAGGAACAAACCCATAATAATCCTCTAGATTACGCATTTCATCTAACAATATGGAGCAAAATTTTTCAGAAAAGAATGGAACCGTATATACGTCTTTTAACGGTTCTTTTATAACTTTGTGTAATTCATTCTGAGACGGATCGTAATTACCTTTGTTTTCGTAAAAATCTATTATGTTTGGTAAAGAGTTTTTAACCGCATCAAATGTACCTTTATCTATGTACCAATCAGCAGGATGCTCTAAAAGTATGTTTTTAGTTTGGTATTCTTGTAATTGTGCTGTTTCAGACATTAATTGTTATATCACCATTTGTTTTAACATCAACTTTACCAACAGAGGCAGTCATTTCAAAACCAAAGTCATTTGTTCTCTCGCCTATATCTACCCATTTGTTACCAGTATAGACCTGTAAAACACCTAAAGTGGTGTTCCATATAATAGATCCAGCTAAAAAATTAAGGGTTGTTTTGTCTGCATCATTAACTTGTCTGGTTTGATCTGGATCTACAGCACCTAAGTTAATTTCTAATATTCTTACTAACCTGTTAAAAGTTTCTGGGCTAACGTCTCCTATAGCAATAGGCAGCTGAGTTTGTAATATTTTGCTCATCTCTTGCCATCAGGCCTTGTATCTATTCTAGTAGCTCCTAATCTCCATCCAATATCCAAGTTACCATTACCTGTTGCATCATCATCAGATTCAAACCTCAAAACCATTTGTCTTGCCCTGCCTCTAACATAAGCTTGTGTAGTTGTCTCAGTTATTGCATTTGTAGAATTTGTAGTCAAAGAATCTCCAGGAAAGTTTCTTGTTTTAACTACTATATTTATATTACCTGCGTTGTTATTTTGTAAAAACTTAAAATCTGGAATAATTCTTCTTATAAAAGTAAATTGCTCACCATCACCTATATCAAAATCAGAACTTTCAATAAACACATTTGTCATAGGGGATCCATCATCATTAAATCCGGTTTCTTGTTGATATAAATAACCGCCGTTTGTAGCTCTTGGATAATTAACAATACCTGCATCCAGCCAAGCTGTTCTTGTTAAGGATCCATAAATCCATAAGTTTTCCATATAGTTATAAATGACATATCTATCTATTTCTGTAGAGTCAGCTGAACAATAAAACCATCCAACTTCATTTTTATCTGAAATAGTAAACGCATGAAATTTAAAAGACTGTCCTAAATTTATATCACCAAAGACATAATTATGAACAGTACAAGGAATAGTTTGAACACTACCGTTGTAAACATAAAAATTATTGTAGCTCATCCAATATATACCTTGAGGAGCTGTAACGGCTGCTTTGGGTCCAACTAAACCTATACCTTCATTAATTAAATTAACTGCAAAAGTAAATGGAGGACCAATAAACTGCATACTGTAAAGAGCGGTATCTGTCCAAATCATTATTTCTTGTCTTGATTTTACAGCGCCTATTATTGAAGATCCTGAAGATAGCCTTAAAGAGCCTGCTGTATTTGTATTAGTAGGCTCAAATTCTAACTCATTTTCTTGGTCGCTAAATGCTATAAACATAGGATCAACCGTACCTGTTCTTGAAGTGCCTGATACAGGATCTGCACCCAAGACTATTAAGTGTCTGTCCTTTTCTGAAGTAATAACTTGAAGACCTACGGTTGGAACTTGATTGGCACCTGTAATACCAGATAGCTCAACTGCTCTAGTCCCTAAACCGTTATTTTCTACCCATTTGTAAATACCACCCGCTCGTGGATTTATAATTAAATCCTCTCCAAAATTATCATGTGTCCATAATCTTAATTGGTTAGTTAGACTTAAAGCACTTGTACTACCAAATGTTCCTGCGCCCCAGCCATTTATACCCCAACCTGTACCAGCAACGTAAACATCTAGTCCCACATTTATTTGATAAGCCCCAACAACAGAGGATCCTCCGTTGCCGCTATCAGAAGCATTTGCTGTTACCGTTGCCCCTGAAGTGTCTTTGGCCTCTATCGTGTAGCTATTATCATTTACTATAGTCGCTATTTGATATTCTTGTTGAAGTACTGCCTGTGTTATATTTCCACCAGACCCTAATCCATTACTGTCAACCCCACTAAATGTAACAAAGTCATTTTTAACTGCCCCATGTGCCGTATCTGCAACAGTTATCGTTGCATCACCATTAGTTGCAGAGAATGTTACGTCACCAGCAGAAGTAGTACTTCTTATAGGAGTAATATCATTAAAAGTTCCGCCAGCTTCGATATAATATTTTAAGTGAGTTCCAATACCTAAAAACTTAGTGCCAGCCAAAGAAACCCAAGGATGTAAGGCTCTGGCCGTACCTAAATAAGTATTGCTTGTAAGCTTACTCCAACCACCAAATTTTTCTGGCCTGCCTTTTCTAAACCGTACTAAATTACAATCAAACCAACCGCCTTCATTATCATAGTCGGTACCTTCTCTATAAATACCTGGTCTGAATATTGTTTTTTGTAGTGCCATTTAAACCTTGCTCCATTCCTTACCTTCAAACAAATTAGCTTCAGCTTCTCTGCGTTTGACCAATCCACCTAAGATAACACCACCAGCTTTATTCCATCGTTTTATTTGTTCTGGTACGCCGCCATAATCACCCTCGTTAAGAATACGTAACAAAGTAGATTCTTTAAGATTAGTTGGTCCTAAGTTGTATACCCAACAAACTAATGCATCAAACTGACATTGATCTAACGGCACCTTAACCATATCGTTAATATAACCTTCATACTCCGGCATTTCTTCTTGCAATAAATGTTCGGCTTCGTCCTGGTTAATTTTATCGCCATCTTTTACATCTTTTGTATGTCCGTAGCCAATTGTCCAAACCCCTACCGAGTCCTGATAAGCCTCTAGCTTACATCCTTCGTAGTTTTTAATTAAAGATATACCCTCTTCAGATATGTTCATATTAATCATCCTTGGGTGTGTTAGATGCCCCAAAGTAAAAACTAATTATAGCTGACGCTAAACCGCCTAAATATCCCAATACTAGATTAATTAAAGCTTCTGAGTTTTGTTCTGGAGGCTGAATAGTTACTAAGAATATATATCCCATAAATCCACCAACAACAGCTATACCTATGATTCTAGCTGTCCAATCTTTAGAGAAAGTTTGCCTAGCGTTTTGTGTATCTTGTACTTCTAGTTTGAACACATCTACTTCTAGTTCTTTCATTTTGAGTTCAAACTCAGCTTCAGCTTTCTTCAGCTCAAGCATTTGTTCGGGTGTAGCATTATCTATAGCTTTCTGTATTTCTTTAGGTTCATTCTTACAACCCAATACATCTGCAATCATGTTTGCAGCCATACCGCCCATAGGGCCTCCTAATGCTGTACCCAAGGTTGGTGCTACTGATCCAACTAAGTTTTTAAGTAGTGCTTTCATATATCCTCCAAAGTAAATATTGGCTTAAAAGATTTTAACTTATTTAAGACGATCCTTGTTTAATTTTTATTGTACTAGAAGAACCGCCATTTACCTTAACCGTATTCACAACACCTGATTGTTCAAAAATAATAGTATAACTACCAGAGTTATCAATATCTAATCGTAAAGAATTACCAACCATCCTTCTAAGAGATATAGTTTGTCCTTGAACTATAGTTGTAATTTGAGTTTTTTTATCCTGTCCTATTTCTGTACCTGTAATATTTACAGACGTAGCCGATTGATTTAATTGATCTTCCTCTTGTGCAAAAGCTAAAGCATCCAACACACTAAGCAAGTCTTCTAAGAAGTTTACGTCTAAGTAATCTATATCTAGTTCTGTAAACTCTAATTCTGCCTCGTTATCTAAAAAATTTTCTGACAAGTAGTCAATTTCTAGGTCGTTAAAGTCTAAATAATCTGCCGTAGTTTGTTGTTGAGCATCTTCTTGTAGATCTTCTTTAGGTTCTGGTGGGTTTACAATCAACATGTTGTCAATTAAATCTAGGGTTATATCTAAAATAACAGGTTTAGTAGGTGCTTGCTCATATACACTTGCTACCGTAGATTGATACGGTTTATTTAGAACTACCATACCCATAGCGGTTTCTACCGTTATTTCACCACTAGAAGTACCGTCAAGATTGGGTAACAAAATAACTAAAGATCTACCAAGTTCATCTACAGTTATTGTGAAATCTGTACCTCTAATCCCAACAACAGCACTATTCGTGCGTATCTTGATGTTCTTCTTAGGAACTTTATTAAGCTTGCCTGTAACAAATCTTGCTGTACCTTTTGCAAAGGTAAGAGCCATTTTGGATTTATCTGGGTTAGGATCAAACACGAACTCATCAATCAATACTTGTGAGTTTTCTGTTAGTCTTATTTGAGTATCATCAATAAAAGTGATACCCATACGGCCATTTGCAGTTTCTACTTTGTCATAACTTAATATGCCAAAGTCTAATTCAGCCCCGTAGGGTTTATCTCTTAAAACTTGTGCGTTTCCTCTAAGCTCAGATATAGATCCTATATCAACAGACGAATGAATTTCCTGCGTCTGACTGAGTAACACAAACTGTGCCATTAGAGCCAGAAGAGGTAATCTTGAGCCAATCATTATCTGATGTAGATTCCTGATCTATATTAAAAGTTCTATCACTACCTGTATGATCTAAGTAGAAATAACCGCCAGCATACCCATCACCATCATAAGTTACAGTATTATCATCACCATCAATATCCATATAGTTAGTAGCGCCGTCTACATCTATAGATGCTGTAATACTGTTACCTCCACCCTGTATAATCCAATCTAAATCTAAATTTGCTGCTAGTGCAGTCATAGCATGATTAAGTGTCATAGTGTTTGTATTACCCGTAACCTGGACATTTACGTTAGATCCATCAGCACCAGTTGCATTTGTTTCGTCTGTAGACATATTAAAAGTATTACTGTCACCTATAAAAGAGAAGTAACCTGTATAGTTATCTGCCCATATATCACCAAGAAACTTATTGGTTGAACCCTTCTGTAATACATCTAGCGTCATACTTGCACCATCTAAGTCTAATGGTGTCATATTAGATGATCCGGCTGTAGCATCAGATCCACCAATAATGTTACCGCCTCCGCCAACTTGTTCTATATCTAAGTTAGACGTAGCACCAGATTGATCTATATATACCTCATTATCTGCTGTCACCACATTCAAAGATATAAGTAAAAACAATAAGCTAACTACCGTTCTTTTCTTTCCAATAGCCTTGTTCATATCCTTCCTCTATTGTCTTTAAAACAGCCGTCTCGATAGCCATCTGTAAAGCAATATTTATAGACTCATTCTCTACCATACCGCTCTCAATTTCAACTAATTCAGTATTATTTGAATAAAATTTGAACACATCAGAAGAGATGGCAGCACTTAATATAGATTTAGTTACTAACACTTCTATTAGTATTTTTCCTGTACTAACTGATACGGTACGCAAAGAAATTGTTACAGTATCTTGTCTATATTCTTTTGAAGCTCCAATACCTAAGTATCTTGCTCCAGCGCCACCAGATTTTGCATTACTTTCATACCCTATAACACCTCCTTCCATAATAAGGCCTGCAAATAACAAAGGTTTTACTTTTTGTTTTTCTTCAAAAGATTCTCTGGTAGTACGTATGATTTGCCTTTCTTTTGTTAAATTATCTAAACCTTTACGTTCTACCACTTCAAATACATTTGAGTGTTTTAACGCTCTTATTAGATAGGCATCTGGGGATTGTGTTATTGCGGTACTAAAACTAGCGTACTGACTATTGCTTCTTCTTTGTCCTGTTTGATCTGTAAAAGAAGTAGGGTATACAGCTACTACAGGTTTTTTTTCTGGTTTTATAGATTTTGATAAATCTGTCAACAAATAGCCAATCTGAGCTGGCTCAATATTTCTAACTGGCGGTATGCCGTTATCTAGAGGCGGTATAATTAAAGAACAACTAGAAAGTAAAAGAACCGAGAGGTACAGTAATTTCTGTTGTGTTGCCTTCTTCATCTGTAATTATTAAAGTTACCTTATCGTCCTCTACTCTATATTCTATGGTATTACCTTCTAATTCTAATACTCCAAAATCAGATGCAGTTTCACCAAATAGACTATCAACCAACTGTCTGCTTAGTTGTGCATATATTCTACTCTCTAGGTTACGTATAAACCTAGCTAATGTTGTGTTTTCAGCTTCACGTTCTAGTTCTTCTTGGTAAGCTTTGATCTCTTCTCGTATAGCTTCTTTTCTTGAGAACTCTTGGTTTTCTATAGTTAGATAGTGACTAGATGTACCAACACCTGAAAAACTAGGGTTCTTAAACTTATGTGTCATTTCATCTGCTTGTACCGATAAAACAACAAGCATGACGATTATCATGCAAGATATTAACAATACTTCATCAGGTCGTTTAGGAGGCATAATTTATAAATAAGTAATTACTAACTCTACGCTTTTTACTGTATCTATCCAAAAAAAAGTTATATAACCAAGGCAACCAAATGAAACTAAAAAGATACAAAATACTGCATACCTTTTCCAATTGTTTTGTAACAAATCTATTGATTTATCAATAAAATTAAATACCTTTTGTCTTTTAGATATTTTCTTTTTTCTTGCCATTTTAACCTCTTAATTAAAAAACTTTGCCCAAACAAAAACCGCTAAAAATCCAATTAAAGATAATAGAATAAATGTACAAGATGTTATTTCTATAGTTCTGCCTAGTTTGTTAAGGTAGATCGTATCTTGTTCTGCATTATAACTTTCGTCTTCATAAATGTACTTGTCTCTTGGAAAAGGTCTTTTCTTTGGCATAGGTTCAAATATTACGTTGTCTATTGAGACTAACTGTTCTCTTTCTATTCTTTTTACTTCTGCCTCTTGGTACTCTGTCCATTTCTTACCATACTTTTCATACATAATATTATTGAAATCTGCATCTAAAAATGCTTGGTCTTCAGTCTTTTCTTTGGTCATCTCTATCTGCCTTTGCAATTTTATTACTGTCTATCAACTGTGGCACACCTAATATCGTTTTAATAAGTGTGTCCTGGCGTATGATCTCGTTATCAAGAGATCTAACTCTATCTATAAGAGCAACCAGAATCCCATGTTGTGAATCTAGCTTGGTGCCAAGCCTTTGTTCCATTTGCTCTATTTGGTCAGCAACCTTATCGTCAAGCACGTCTACTTTAGTTTCCATACCGTCAATAATACGGTTAATTAGTTTCCAAATAAAGAACCCCAGACCTAACGCAGCAGCTATTGGAAAGCCTACTTCGTTAATAAATTGAACTGCTTGGTCCATTAATCTACCGGGGTATGTAGACCTTTTTCTATAAGAATGTCCCTGTTACGCATGTGTTCAGCTTCTACGTCATCTTTTGATTGACCGTAGTAAGCTACTGCTAAATTGCATTTAACCATAAGTTGATTGATGTTTACCCCATCTACAACAACGTCACCTAAAACTCTACCAAACTTACCTCTAGAGTCTTTAAGCTTAGTTTGTATAACTACTTTTTCTCCTTCCTCTATAGCTTCTTTTAAGAAAGCTGAAGCCATTTTTCCTCTAGCCTTCTCATCTTTGTTACGAGTACGTGACTCGGGAGTATCAATACCATATAAACGAACACGAGACTTATAAAGAATATCAAAGCCAAGATCCAAAATAACGTCACAAGTATCTCCATCAACAACTTTTTCAACTTTACAAGAGTACTCATACATCAGATATACCTGGTAGCAACTAAGCAAGTTATTAATACAGGGTATATACCCCATATAAGTGCTTCTAGTCTTTTAAACTTTGCAGATCCCTCATCTAATCTTTTTTCAATATACTCAAATCTTATAGCAGACTCTCTTTCGTATACTTTCAAAGATGTTAAATCAGAATCATCTACAGTCATTTATTATCTTTTACTCTTTTAGTTGTGTAAGCTTCATTTACATCAGGCGTTGACTCATCATCACCAACAAACTTACCGTCTTCATCTCTAGCTCTGACTTTGACTCTTTTGGTGCCAGTAACTTTATCTACTAATTTACCCCACCAGCTCATTATTTATCCTTGGCCTTGCCAATATTTAAAGCTAAAAAATCTATAACTTTATAAAGTTTCGCTAACCATTTATCTCCTTGAGGAGTAGGTGTAACCGCAGCTACAAGTGAAGCAATAGCTATAATTGCTGTTATCCACATTAATAAATTAATCCACATCATTACTTTTCTCCTGTTTTCTTGGTAATTGGTTCTACAACTTCTTCAACTTCTTCAACTTCTTTTTCTTGTTGTGAAGCTTCAGCTATATTTTTAATGCCTTGTAAAGTAATCTTGCGTAGATTTGCTACACCTTCTATTTCAGAGCCTTTCCAAGTACCTCTCTCTACTGACGCATCTAATACTTTTAGTACGTTTATAAAATAATTTTCTTCCATAATTTTACTCTATTGCTTCTGTGTCTGGATTCCAAGTTTTACCTACGTTTCCAATACTTGCCGCCCAAGCATCTATATCTGATTGCAAAGCTGCTTGTGCTTGTTTTAAGATTGTTTCTGCTTTTTTTGTACCAGTAGTAATTGACGTGCTACAAGCGTAGGCTTGTTTTTCTTCATTTGTAACAATAAATGCTACAAAGGTTTTAGACGCATCATCTGGATCGGTTTCATAAAGATTTATTTTATAATCTAAAGCCATATATTTCTCCTGTTAATTAATTATACCCCTTTAAAATCAAATAAGGCTACCGCAAAA